GGAGCAGGCATGGGACTGGCACCGATTCGGTTGCGCTCACTGGGTATGGGTGGCGGTACCAGAGCGGCGACTCAGTCACATGCGGCGGGGGCGAGGCGCCGCGCTGCGTTTCTTACACGACCACGGGGTTGGACTCCTGGAAATGTCGGAGCGGTATTCTGTGCGTCGCGACAAACCCGGCCGTGCCATGTTCCAGCCAGCATTCCTGCGCGGCGCAAAAACCACCGACCTGCTCGCCGCACTGAACGAGAAGCAGAAGACGATGGGACGCGCTGGAAGCGCCAGCGGTGGCTACTGGACACCGTTTCGCGACACGTGCGACCAACTACGCGCGATGCTGACGAAAGCCCCGGAGGGCATTCGCGTTCGTGCCGCCGTTGATGAGCTCCGTCATCACTATGCGAGCGACGCCAGCGCCCGGTCCAGCCTCGTGACGTGGACGCGCAAGGGCAAGGTGGCCGGCGTACGGATCCGATACGAGGGACGTCACCCGGTGTTTGCGGTGGCAGGGAGCGACTCATGACCCCCGGCCCCAACCGTGCACCGCTGGAACGCATCGGCGCGTCGCAAGGCCAGCTCCGCGGACTCCGCGAGGAACTGACGGACTTCCGCACCGTGGCCGAAGTGTACGCGAGCGAGGCCACCACCGATCACGATCGCCGATACTGGGAGCGCGTCGCGGGGCATATCGAGCGGGCGCGCGTGATCGTCACCGACGATATTCCGGAATGGCTGCCGGGGCTGCCGATTGGTGGCGGGCCGAAGATGGGAGGCGGGGTCGATGAGTGAAGAACAGCGAGGCACCATGAGCAAAGTAGACCCCACCAAGTACCCGGCGCTGGCAATCGTGTCGCATCCAAGCCGTACGACGAAGACGGAGATCGACCGTCTGCGGGACATGTACAAAGCCCGATACGAGAACGGTATTCTCTCCGAGCATGTGGCGCAGGAACTTGACGCGCGCGACAACGAACACGCGAAATGGATCGAATCCCTCATCGTCCGCACAATCGAGGACGAGGCGAAGGACCCTCAGGACTTCGAGTGGAAGCCCGTGGCGGAGGCCATACGGCGGATCCGCTTCTATCTGACAGGAGGCGTGGATGATGACTGAACAGCACAATGTTTTCATTCCACGCCCGACGGTCTACATCGCCGGACCATACAGCGGCAGCACCGGCTACCACGTCGAGCAGAACATCCTACGAGCCGGCGCGTACATTCTCCCGATCGCTGAATGCGGCGGGGCCCCGCTCTGCCCGCACACGATGACGCGCGGGCTTGACGGCACGCTGACCTACGAGGACTGGATCGCCATCACGCTGAGCCTGCTCGCGCGGTCTGACGCGATGCTGCTCACACCGGACTGGATTCGGTCCAGCGGAGCGAATACCGAGCATGACTTCTGCGCCCAGACCGGCCGCTTCGAGGGTTTGGGTCTTGTGCGCATCAAAGTATTCCGCGCCACCGAAGCAGCGGCAGTCCCGTGGCAACTTGGAGACTGGCTCGCTGATGAGAACGCGCGACGCATTGAGAGGAGTGGACTGTGAGCGAGTATCACGAATTTCTAGCGACCAAGGCAGTCGACACACCGCTGGAAGGCATTGTGGGTGACGTCGATGTGTCGTCGCAGTTGTTTCCGTTTCAAGTCGATATCACTCGCTGGGCGTTGCGTCGCGGGCGCGCTGCCATCTTCGCAGGTTGCGGGCTTGGAAAGACGCCATGCCAACTTGAGTGGTCGCGCATCGTGTCGGCTCACACTGGACGGCCCGTGCTCATCCTGGCGCCGCTCGCGGTAAGCCAGCAGACACGGCGTGAGGGTGAGAAGTTCCACGTGCCTGTCAACGTGTGCCGCGACAAGAGCGACATCGTGGACGGCGTGAACATCACGAACTACGAGCGGCTCGACCGCTTCGACCCGAGCGAGTTCTCTGGCGTCGTGCTCGACGAGTCGAGCATACTGAAGTCGTTCAGCGGCAAGATCAAAAACCAGTTGCAGGCGATGTTTGCGGACACGCCGTTTCGCCTCTGTTGCACTGCAACGCCGTCGCCGAATGACCACCTAGAACTAGGAAATCACTCCGAGTTCCTGGGTGTACTGGCCTCGCATCAGATGCTTGCACGCTGGTTCCTCCCGGATACGTCGAGCTTCGGGACGTATCTGCTCAAGGGACACGCACGCCGCTCGTTTTGGGACTGGGTGGCTACATGGGCGCGTTGCGTCGGCGCACCGTCTGATCTCGGATACTGTGACGACGGGTTTATTCTCCCACCATTGCGTCAGCAGATCCACGCAGTGCAAGTCGACGTTACGGAAGGCCGCGACGCGCAAGGGACGCTGTTCCGCATGCCCGAGATGAGCGCCACAAGCGTGCATGCAGAGCGGCGCCGTACCGCCGAGGACCGCGCGGAATGCGTGCGAGCAATCGTAAACGCTGAGCCCGCCGAGCAGTGGCTTATCTGGGTAGAGACAGACTACGATGCAAGGGCAGTCAGCGCAGCGCTTGACGGCCGCGTGACGGAAGTGAAGGGCCCGCAGTCGCCCGAGGTGAAAGAAGCTGCGTTGCTAGGTTTCTCGGATGGTGTCGTGCGGACTCTGCTGTGCAAGCCAAAGATCGCGGGATTCGGAATGAACTGGCAACAGTGCGCCCGCGTTATCTTCGCAGGGCCAGGCTTCAGCTACGAATCGTTTTACCAAGCGGTGCGCCGCACGTGGCGGTTTGGGCAAGCGCGCGAGGTCCACTGTCATGTGATCATGGCCGCAACCGAGGCGCACGTGTGGGACGTGGTGCAACGGAAAGCGGCCCGACACGCGGAGATGCAAACGGAGATGTTTGAGGCAATGCGGCGGGCGCAACGGCACGAAGCGACGCTGATGTCGTACACTGCCAGCGAGCAGTTGCTGCCCGTTTGGCTCAAGACTGCGTGAACGGTAACGGAGGCACCAAGATGAATATCCAGAGTCTACAGGCAACGGATGCAGAACTCGGCAGCGACTGGGCGATGTATCTAGGCGACTGCGCCGAGGTCGTGAAGCAACTGCCGGATCGCTCCGTTGACTTCTCAGTCTACTCGCCGCCGTTCGCAAACCTATACACCTACTCGGATTCCGAGCGCGACATGGGCAACTGTGAGGATGACGCGGAGTTCATGCGCCACTACGAGTTCATGGTGCGTGAACTCTACCGAGTACTGCGTCCGGGTAGGCTCGTAGCCGTGCACTGCAAGGACCTCGTCAACTACAAGGGTCGCGACGGCATGGCAGGCTTGCGCGACTTCCCGGGCGAAATCATCCGCTGCCACCTAGCCGCCGGATTCTCGTATCACTCGCGCGTCACCATCTGGAAGTGCCCGGTCACAGAGATGCAGCGCACCAAGGCGCACGGGCTGCTCTGGAAGCAGGTTCGCAAGGATTCAACATTCAGCCGGCAAGGTCTTGCCGAGTACGTCCTCGTGTTCCGCAAGTGGGCTGACGCGGAAGGGACAGATGTCGTGCCGGTCAAACACACAATGGCCGAGTTTCCTCTAGACCGTTGGCAACAATGGGCGTCACCGGTGTGGGACGACTCTGCCGGGCTCGACGTGGAGCACGGCATTGTGAGGCGAGTACGTGCGGCATTGAATCTGCTCCGCGAGCAATTGCAAGTCGGCCAAGTCTGGAAGGACATCAACCAAACCGACGTGCTGAACACGGCGCGTGCGCGGGAGGATCGCGATTCCAAACACATGTGCCCTCTTCAGTTGGATCTCATTGAACGCTGCGTCGGCCTCTGGTCGAACCCTGGTGATATCGTGCTGTCACCGTTCGCTGGCGTCGGTTCAGAGGGCGTTGTCTCGCTGCAACAAGGGCGTAAGTTCGTTGGGATTGAACTGAAGCGCTCCTACTTCAACGACGCTGTCGCCAATCTCAAAGCTGCGCTGAAGCAGCAAGACTTGTTCGGTGAGGCAGTCTGATGAGTGCCACCGGACGCAGCAACGTACGTCACGCGGATGACTTCTATTCGACTCCAAGTTGGTGCACGCGAGCAATCCTTGTGAGGTTGGGTATGTGCGACTTCGTTCTAGATCCGTGTTGCGGGTCCGGGGCGATTTTGGATGTCGTGTCTAACGTGTGGGGCCGTCGCGATGGTGTCTGGAATACGTTCGGCATCGATATCAACCGAGAGCGCGTCGATAAGGTGAATGGTCACGCTTGTCGATGCGCGGACTATCTGAACATTCCACCGTATGACGGGAGCGGATGGGGAGGCGACAGGCCGAGGCTCATCATCACGAATCCTCCATACAAGCTCGCGCTCCCGTTCATTGAGAAGAGCCTTCGCAGCGTCGCGCCAGGCGGAGACGTAGCGATGCTGCTGCGCATCAACTTCCTTGGTTCCCAGAAGCGGGCTTCATTCTGGCGCCAGCATCCGTGCGCTGTGTACGTATTGCCGAAACGTCCGAGTTTCACGAACGGAGGAACTGACGCAACTGAGTATGCCTGGTTCGTATGGGGTGAAGGCAGAGAGAACACTTGGGACATCCTGGACCTGTAACATCACGAGGCACCATGACCGACACTCAACCCAGCACGCCCTACTGGCGCCAGAACGCAACGATCGCAGGCGCGTCCCTGATGCGGCCCGGCGATGGCGCGATCGGTTGGGTCATCGCGATTCAAGACGGGATCTGGGAAGCGCAGACACGTGAAGGCGGCGGTCAAGTGATCGGCACCTTCGAAACTGAGGACGAGGCCAAGGCAGCGGTCGCAGCCTCGCAAACCGAACAGGAGAAACGAGACATGACCGACGAGAACGACGGACCCGAGTTGAACACCACAGGCGCCGAACCGCTGGAGGACGACGACCCACATGCGGCAGCACCTCCACCCGAGGCTGCGCCTCCCAAGCGCACACGCAAGCCGCGGGGCGACAAGGAAGCGAAGCGCAAGAAGGCGAACGGCTCCCCGCCCGTCTCTGGCGTCACCCCGGTGGTAGCCGAGGCCGACGCGTACCTCGTGCAACGCGACGAGCTCCGGGCAGAGCGCCGGAAGGTCGACGAGAAGCTGGAAGCGCTACTGGACGGCGCCAGCGAAGAGGCGCTCCGGGTTGCTGAGGCCATCGAGGGCGCGCTCCAATGAAGGCGGACACCGAGGGGCTCACGCTCACGAAAGCCGAACTCGTCGCTCTGCTGGAGTTTGCGTCACGTGACAGCAAGGAAACGACGTACGTCGTGACGTTCCGCGTGCGCGATGACAGATGCTGGGCGTACGCCGCTGACGGACATCGCGCGGTGCAAGCCGACGGCGAGAGCGACGGCACACACCCCGATGGCGAGTGGGTGATCCACCGCGACTTCTTGGAGGCCGCGCGAAAGCAGCTCGACGGCAAGAAGCTC